ATCCGGCTTAGCCACCTTTCTGACGCGCAGAAACGGGCTTATGTCATCGCTGACAACAAGCTGGCGCTAAATGCCGGTTGGGACGATGAGATGCTGGCCTTGGAACTGGGCGATCTCAAGGACATGGATTTTGATTTGTCGTTGACAGGATTTTCAACGGACGAAATCAACGCGCTGCTGACCCCGACCGTGGTGGAGGGATTGACGGATGAAGATGCCGTCCCCGAAATACCCGAAAAACCGGTAACAAAACTTGGCGATGTTTGGATACTTGGAAAGCATCGTTTGATGTGCGGGGATTCAACGAGCATCGACCAAGCAACAAAACTTTGCAGTGGTGCGGCAGTTGATATGCTGCTGACTGATCCACCCTACAACGTCGCATATGAAGGCAAAACAAAAGATAGTTTGACCATCCAAAATGACAGCATGGGCAACGATCAATTCCGTCAATTTTTGCGGGATGCGTTCGTGACTGCCGACACGGTAATGAAAGCAGGCGCGGTTTTTTACATTTGGCACGCTGATTCAGAGGGGTACAACTTTCGTGGAGCGTGTTTTGACGCAAACTGGAAAGTTCGTCAATGTTTGATTTGGAAAAAATCCGTTATGGTGATGGGGCGACAAGACTATCATTGGAAGCATGAGCCTTGCCTTTACGGGTGGAAAGAGGGCGCAGGTCATTTGTGGGCGGCAGACCGCAAACAAACCACAATTCTTGAGTTTGATAAACCAACCCGCAACGGCGAACACCCAACCATGAAGCCGGTCGCATTGTTTGAGTATCAAATGTTAAACAACACTAAGGGTGGGGATATTGTTTTGGATTTGTTTGGTGGCTCAGGAACAACCATGCTTGCTGCGGAAAAAAACAACCGTGTGGCTTATTTAATGGAACTTGACCCCAAGTATTGCGACGTTATCGTGCAACGGTGGCAGGAATTCACCGGAAAGACAGCTTTCCTTGAAAGCACAAACGAGCCGTTTACTAAGTTAGATAAAGCTGCATGATTTAGTTAATAAAAGACATGGCACAAGCTCCCCACAAACCGACTGACAAGACCCGCGAACAGGCTAAGCAAGCTGCCGGACTAGGACTGCCCCACGATCAGATAGGGGCGCTCTTGGGCATTTCGCACGTTACCCTGCGCAAGTATTACGAAACAGAACTTGCGCTGGGCAAGGCTACGGCATCGGCACAGATTGCCAAGACCCTGTTTAACAAGGCGCAGTCCGGCGATACCACGGCGCTGATTTGGTGGACGAAGGCGCAAATGCGGTGGGCGGAGACGCAGCGGCACGAAAACACCGGGCCGGAGGGCGGGCCACAAGAGTTGACGATCCGATGGGCCGATCCGAAATAATCCTTCCCTATGCGCCAAGACGGGCTTTCCTCCCCTTCCATGCCCGCACGCAGCGATGGGGCTGTTTAGTCGCTCATCGACGCGCAGGCAAGACAGTAGCGGCTATCAATGACGTAATCAGGGCAGCGGCTACCTGTAAGAGCACTTTCCCGTTGTTTGGCTACATCGCACCGTACCGAAGTCAGGCGAAGTCGGTGGTTTGGGACTATCTCAAGACATTTGCCGCGCCGATCATCCTCGACAGCAATGAGGCTGAACTGACGGTTACGCTGATGAACTTGGCGAAGGTTAGGTTGTTTGGTGCTGACAACGCCGACGCTATGCGTGGCCTTGGCTTTGATGGCGTTTACATGGATGAATACGATGACTTCAAGCCTAGCGTATGGGGAAGTGTGATTCGTCCTGCGCTTTCCGATAAACAGGGCTGGGCCGTATTCGGTGGAACCCCGAAAGGAAAAAAACAGTTCTGGTTGATTTATGAAAACGCCATTCGATCCCCTCTCGAGTGGTTCTTGCTGCGCCTCCCCGCCTCTTCGTCGGGCTTGTTGCCACCATCCGAACTTTCGGCAGCAAGGGCGCAATTGTCCGAGGATCAGTATTTGCAAGAATACGAATGCTCATTTGAAGCTGCAATCCTCGGAGCTTTTTACGGTACAGAATTTAGAGAACTGGAGCAGCAAGGGCGTGTAACAACTGTGGATGTTGACCCGAGCATTCCCGTACACACAGCCTGGGACTTGGGCTATCGGGATGACACAGCGATTTGGTGGTATCAGGTGCTGCGAGGAGAAATCCATGTGGTCGACTATTACGCGGTCTCAGGCGCGAACGTTCAAGAGCTTGCACAAGTTATCACGGATCGAGGTTATCGCTATGGTAAGCATTGGCTACCGCACGACGCGAAAGCCAAGACCCTTGCTAGCGGCGGCAAATCCATTATCGAGCAGCTTGGGGCGCACTTGGGCATTTCCTCGCTGGCTATCGTCCCTGATTTGTCGATCCAAGACGGCATCCAGGCAGTAAGAAAAATGCTCCCGATCACTTGGTTTGACAATAAATGTTACGAGGGCATCGAGGCATTGAAGCAGTATCAACGTGAGTACGACGAGGACAAGAAGGCATTCAGACAGACCCCGCGACACGATTGGACTAGCCATCCCGCAGATGCTTTTCGTATGATGGCAATCGCATGGAAGCAAGAGCCGGTAATCAGAGCGCCGGACAGAGAGAAGCCTCTGATGGTAGGCCCGCAAAACACAGTTACCCTCAACGATATGTGGTCAACTGTTAAACCTAAAGGAGCAAGAATATGAGTGGCGTTTCTTACCCGTACGCGTATGCGTATGAAACCGTAGCAGCAAGTCAAACCGCGCAGGTGTTGGGCGGTACTGGCGCAAAAGGCGATTATGTTCATCGCTTGATCGTGGTCGCAGCGAACAACACCGCGTCGAACGTCACGCTGATTGATGGATCGACAAGCATCGTCATTACCGGCGCAACGACCCCCGTCGGCACTTACAGCCTCGAATTGAACATGGCAGCGGCTACCGGCCCGTGGAAAGTTACGACTGGCAGCGGCGTGACTGTCATTGCTGTGGGCATATTCTCGGCATGATGAACAAACCGGGGCTGTATGCCAACATCCTAGCCAAGCAGGAACGGATCAAGCACGGATCAGGCGAGAAGATGCGTAAGCCTGGCGATCCCGGTGCGCCGACTGCAAAGGCTTTCCGCGAATCTGCTAAGACTGTGAAGCCGGAGAACAAATGAGCGCAGCATGGACACGCAGCGAGGGCAAGAACCCAAAGGGCGGCTTGAACGCCAAGGGACGGGCTAGCTATCACGCGGAGACAGGCGGCACGCTAAAGCCTCCCGTCAAGGCTGGCGATAACCCGCGTCGCGCGTCTTTCCTTGCTCGCATGGGCAATATGCCTGGCCGAATGGAAAAGAACGGCAAACCTACTCGATTGGCGTTAGCTTTGAAAGCGTGGGGCGCAAGCAGTAAAGAAGATGCCCGCGCGAAGGCAAGAGCGATCTCGGAGCGTAATCGTGACTGAACAAGAACGTTTAGCGGCGGCGCTTGAGTATCAGCAAGCACAACAAGCGGCGAGAATGAACCCTAACCTAGCGGCTCAAGGTTTAAACATTCGTTATAAAAACGAATTAAGAAAACCATTTGCAAGCGAAATGCAATACTTTCAAAACAACCCCGAAGTTGCTGGCATGGCAGCAGAAGATGACAAAGTTACCCTAAATCCATTTTCAAAAATTTCGCCTCAAAGTAAAGAGGCCGTTTTTCAAAACGAGTCGTCAAGAATTTACATGAGAAACAATTTGCGTCCTGCTTTTGATTTAACAAACGAACAAATGCAAACGCTAAAAAACACGCCTTATGGCAGCGTTGGGCAGGAACAAAACGCAAAAGAAACGATAGCGGCAAGAATTTTTTCCGGCGATCCATCGGCAGGTAAACCAACAGATCAACAATTAGAGTTTGTTGATCTATTGAAAAAAAGTATGGGACGAAAATAAATGGAACAACAAAGCACAGGCTTGCAGAAGCTGATGCACAACGTTGCAGCCTACGATAACGACTTCAAGAAGTGGGAAGCCCGCGCTCAAAAGATCATCAAGCGTTACCGCGACGACAACCGCAGTCAGAACACGAATGAGACTGCCAAGTTCAACATCTTGTGGTCGAACGTTCAGACGTTGATCCCTGCTGTCTACGCTCGTCTGCCCAAAGCTGATGTGTCGCGGCGTTTCGGTGATAACGATCAAGTTGGGCGGGTTGCTGCTCTATTGGTGGAACGGGCGCTAGACTTTGAGATTGAGCATTACCCCGACTTTCGCAGCACGATGAAACATTGCGTTGAGGATCGCTTCCTCGGTGGGCGTGGTACGTCTTGGGTTCGCTATGAGCCACACGTCAACGCAGTCGATGTGCCAGAGGATGGGCTAGAGATAACCGAGGACATTGACGAGCCGGAAGCCGGAAACCAAGCACTAGCCGGTGAAGAACCAATGGAGCAGATTGAGTACGAATGCGCTCCCGTTGACTATGTGCATTGGAAAGACTTCGGCCATGCGGTTGCGCGTACATGGGAGGAAGTAACGGCTGTTTGGCGATGGGTTTACATGACCCGCGAAGCGTTGGTCGAGCGTTTTGGCGAGGAAGTGGGCGAAAAGATACCTTTCGACGCAGGCCCGGACACCCTCAAGCAATACGGCCAGTCGACGAAAGAACACACCCGCGCCAAGATTTGTGAATACTGGGACAAGGAAACGGGCAAGGTTTACTGGTTTAGCAAGTCAATGCCCAAGATCATTGACGAGCGCGACGACCCGCTAGAGTTGGAAGGATTCTTCCCCTGCCCGCGTCCGTTGTATGCAACGATGACGAGCGACACCCTTGTGCCGGTGGCTGACTTTGTGCTGTATCAGGATCAGGCTAACGAGCTTGATATCCTGTCTGACCGCATAGATGGCTTGGTTAAGGCTTTGCGCGTTAGGGGCGTTTATGACGCTTCACAGCCCGCTTTGCAGCGACTGATGACTGAGGGCGAGAACAATGCGCTACTGCCGGTTGATACTTGGATGGCTTTTGGTGAGAAAGGCGGCTTGAAAGGCGCGATTGATTTCCTGCCCATTGACATGATTGCTCAGACTCTCATTCAATGCTACCAAGCGCGGACTGAGATCAAGAACCAAATCTATGAGATCACAGGTCTTTCGGACATTATCCGTGGATCGTCTTTTGCCTCCGAAACGGCTACTGCACAGCAGATCAAAGGGCAATACGCTTCGATTCGTCTGCGGGCTATGCAAGAGGACGTGTCGATGTTTGCTACGGGACTTCTAAGGTTGAAGGCGCAGGTTATCTGCACCAAGTTCCAGCCCGAGACCATTCTGCAATATGCGGCAGCAAGTCAACTAGAACCCGAAGATCAGCAGTTGATCCCACAGGCACTTGCATTGCTGAAAGACAAGCCTCTGCGGAACTTCCGTATCGAAGTGGCTGCTGACTCGCTCGTTCAGCTTGACGAACAGCAAATGAAGCGAGATCGGGCTGAGTTCATTTCGGCTTTGGGTGCATTCTTGAAAGAAGCGTTACCACTAGGCTCGCAAGCGCCGGAACTCGTGCCGATGATTGGCGAGACGATGAAGTTCATGGTTGCCTCGTTTAAGGGCGCTCGTTCGCTTGAGGGTGCAATAGATCAAGGCATCAATAAGATTGTGAATCGCCCGCCGCCACAGCCGCAACCAAATCCCGAGATGCTCAAAATGCAAGCAGAACAGCAAATGGCGCAAGGAAAGATGCAGGCAGACGGGCAGCTTGAGCAAGCCAAAATGCAAGCTCAGATGCAGATCGAGCAAGCCAAACTCCAAGCGCAGATGCAAATGGATCAAGCAAAGTTGCAGCTTGAACAGGCTAAGACGCAGCGCGAAGTCGAGGTTGAGCAAATGCGTGCTCAGATGGACGCTCAGAAAATGGAGTTCGACCGTCAGAAAGCGGAGATGGAAGAGCAGTACAACCGCTGGAAAACTGAGCTTGATGCAGCAACAAAAGTTACCGTGGCACGCATTAGCGCCAATCCTGGCCAAGATTTGCAACTGCTACAGGCTGCAAATGCGGCTTCCGAGCGCATGACTGCCGAGCTTGGGGATAATGTCGTGGCTGCTGTTCAGCAAGTCGCCAATCTGCACGAGGACATGGCAAACAAGGCTAATGCGACGATGGACAACATCGCCTCGATGATCCAAACGCTGAATGCGCCTAAACGCATTATTCGCGGGCCTGATGGCAAAGCAATAGGCGTTGAAATTGCCGTATGAACGGGGGTTGGGACACCGGCACATGGGATGAGGCGACATGGGACTTTGTTCCCGTACTCGTTGACTTTGACACCCATGATGGCGACAAGCTGAAAGATCGCTTTGCAAGGGAAAAGGCGGTACGGGAGCAGCGTCGTCGTGAAGTTCTCGCCCTGTATGAAAGAATTGTTGAGGGCAGGGAAGATATCCCCGAAATCGTTGAGCCGTTGAAATACATAACCAAACAACAGATTTTGACAAGTAATCTTAATTTTGATAAATTGATTGCTGATCTTAAGAATGCTGAACAGATATGGCATCAGCACGTTGAAAACGACGACGAGGAAATTCTGTTACTTCTATGAGAAAACGCTGGATTTATGTTGACGGTGAGGCGATAGAAGTTGGCGAGTACCAACCGACTGCGGTGCACCATGTAATGCCTGACATTCAGCCTTATCAGTCCATGATTGACGGATCAATGATTACCAGCCGCAGCCGTCACAGGGAACACCTGCAAGCGCATGGCTGCATTGAAGTCGGCAACGAAAAGATGGAAACGAAAGTTGCTCCGGTCAAGGATAACCGCAGAGAAGTATTGCGGGCGCAACTAGCAAACATGACGCATTCCGAAGCAAACAAGATTCTCAACAAACTTCGTGATGACGCAAGATTTACTAACCCCCACAGGGAACGATAATGAGCGATCTGAATGCAATAGCACCGGTTGAAGATACCCGCAGAGAAAAGCTGCTGGAACAGTTTGAGCAAGTTGAAAGCGCCCCCGAACCTGTCCGCGAGGATGTGCCCCGCGACGAGCAAGGTAAGTTTGCTCCGAAAGAACACGAGCAGACGATGGTGCAGCAGGCGCAAGAGCCTGTTGAAGAACCGGTGTGGAAGCGTCCACCGGCTTCGTGGAAAAAGGATTATCACGACGTTTGGCAAACCGCTGATGACAGGATGAAGGAATATGCCTGGCAGCGCGAAGAACAGATGAAGGCAGGGGTACAGCCCCTGATGGAAAAAGCCCGCATTGCAGACCAGTTTAACGAGGTCTTGAATCCCTACATGGAAACCATCCGTGGCTTGGGGATGGATGCACCGAAGGCTGTCAAAGCCTTGATGGAAGCAGATCACGCATTACGGTATAGCGATCCGCAGCAAAAGCAACAACTTTTTATGCGACTCGCGCAGCAGTACGGTGTGACTTTGGGCGGCGAGTTGCAACAACAACCGTTTGACCCGAATATCTCAGCACTTCAGCAGGAACTAAATCGAGTTCGTGGCGAGGTGCTGAGCTGGAAAGAGCAACAAGAGCAAGTGCAGAACCAGTCTTTGCTAAGCGAAATTGACAGTTTCGCTATGCGGGCTGAGCATTTTGAAGAAGCGCGCCCGACAATGATTAGTTTGCTGCAAAGCGGTGTAGCAACGACATTAGAGGATGCGTATGAAAAAGCAATACGCCTAGACGACAACCTTTATCAGCAAGTTCAGCAGAGCCGACAAGCTCAAGCTGATAACCAGCAAAAGGTCGTAGCAAATCAAGCTGCGAAGAAGGCTAGAGCGGCAGCGGTTAGTGTCAGAAGTGCCGCACCCGGCGCGACAACGGCTACCAAAGCGCAAGATCGCCGATCCCTGCTTGCCGAACAATTCGACAGCATGGCAGATCGACTCTAAAAACCTGATAGGAGAAAACCATGGCATTCGCCAATAGTTCTATCAGCGACATTATCGCTACTAACATCCAAAGCCGTAGCGGTGAGCTTGCTGATAACGTTTAACATATAGACGTTGTAAAACTCCGTGAATTCGGTGAAAAGCTGAGATGCCAACACCGAGCCAAGCCGCAAAGGATAACCAAGGGTTGCGGAAGGTGTAACGACTAGGATGCGACGGAAGTCAAGTCCCACGAGCGCGGAGC